GCTAAAGTCACCACCATCACCTCTAGCACAATCTGCTGTAACCATATAGTTTTTGCTATAGTTTGGATAATCCCATATCCATAAGTCTTGTTGATTACCTCTTCTTTCTACAGGGTCTTTTATATATGTTTGTTTATAAAATTCGAGAATATCTGTACTTACAACTTGATTGCCTGATGTTGCAAAATCACAGTCACATTCTTGTGTAGCGCCTTTTACACCTGACAGTTCTGTTTGTTTATCTCGCCAGGCCTGATCTCTTTCTGGATGTAAATGCCATGGTAATCGTATAGTTTTAAATTTATTTTTACCTTCCTCAGACTCAACCCAAGTTTTATGGAAGAAATTACCAACACCGTTTGGTGTACTTAATATAATAGCTCTACCGCCGGTACTTAATGTGTATTGTGCGGACAACCATATTTCTTCAATTCCGTCAATAAATGCAGCTTCATCTATGATGAGCAAAGAAAGTGCAGCGGAACGACCTGCTGTACCGGCACTACTGACGGCTTTAATTTGACTACCGTTCTTTAATCTTAAACTCAATCTATTGTCTTCTACACATGGTACCTTTAACCAAGTTGGCAAATTGTCATTAGCAAAACGTACTTTAGTAACTATTTCTTTTGCGGTTTCTTGTGTAATACTGATGCAAAGAATATTCTTATCACTGTGAAAAGTCATCAACCATAAACTATAAGCTGCTGTAAGTGTACTGATACCCATTTGACGACTTTTGAGAACTATATTTAAACTATTTTCTACAAATTCTATTAAAGTGTTTTCCTGAAAAGGATACAGTTCAAAGTTTACAGTTCCTCTTACAGGATGTTGTATCTTTACGTATTTTTTCATGAAGTATATAGGATCTTCTATACACTTCTTATACTCACTTTTTATTATTTCTCTTAGATTTGGCTGACTCATAGATAGCCTCTAATTCTTTTATTCTATCATCAATTATCGAAAGTCTTTCATATACTACATTTAAATCAGCAGTAACATCATTATATATTTTACTGTAGTCTTCTTTGCCTTCCCATACTTCTGTAGTACCATCGTCCTCCACAAATGTTACTGGTCTACCTTCTATATGTTTTTCACACCAAGTTTTTGTTTCTTCAAACTTTTGTTTGATATCATTCAACATAGCTTTTTCATTACGAATATCTCGTAGTTCATTAAATTCTTTCCATATTCCCATTATTTTAAGATTTGTTTCTTCTTCTATAAAACAATCATAACACAATTGAGTTTTTGGCCAAACTTGATCGTCCAAATAATTGCCAAAACGTATATCGGCATTACAGGATTTACATCGTTGTTCGTTAATTACTTTTGCTTTTTTAGGCAATCGTTTTTTATAACCATTTTTCATTATCCACTTATTACCATAAGCGTCTTCCCACTGTTCACCTTCTTTTCTTTTACTATTTTCTAAGTTGGGATCATATCCGAATTGTAAAAATGGACGGTTGCCTTCTAAATAATCTTGTACAATGGATAAATTGCTTTTACCAGATGCTTTCTTCATATAACCTATATATTAAATTTATTTACTAAACTTACTGCCGAGACCTTTTATAATAAATCCACCTGTTATTTTAAATGGACTACCGTAAATACTCGTATCTCTTACAACTATACCTTCGTGTTTTTCTAAATCGCCAATTTCACTTGTAGCTTTGCTTAATATTTCATCTCCAAGTTTAATTGTAGCGATATAAACAATAGTATCATTGATAATTTTGTCTATATCTTGACCGGCAAAATCCTGTGATATATTTTTACTGTCACTCGCTTTTAAAAATTGTTCTCTTGTAATTAATGGTGTGTTTATTTTAACACTCTTTAACCAATCTTTTAATGATTTAGTAATAACGATTCCGTTTGGATAAAGAGTAACAGTACTCATCAATGGTTTTGTTAAATCAGGTTCTGATTTAAAACTTGTATCAACACTACCAAGTACTTTAAAGCCATGTTTTATAGCTACTTTGTTTAGTTTGTCTATATAAGATTGCATTGCAGCTTTATCATAAGGTATCTCAGACGCTACTCTAGACTTTACACCGCCATCTTTGCCAAATGTAGCGGGTTTAATTTCTTTTAAGCCATGTATTGCTAAAAAGTTACCTATGTCACCATAACCAACAACATTTGTTTGTCCCTCTACATATTCAATATTTAATAATATATTTGGATTAGTTAATAATCCTAACTTATTTAATTCATTTTTTGTACTTGAAATTGCTTCATCAAATATTTGAAGTACTTTACCACCTATTTTTATAAATCCATGTCCATCTCCAAATCTAGCTTCTAAATCTTCAGGTCGTATACCTTTGATATCCAATGGTTTTGCACTACCACGATCCATTACAAATTGATTATTTACTAAACGAATACTTGCATTTAGACCATCAATCTTTACACTACCTGCGCCTTGTTTAAGCGATTTGATAGATTTGGCGAATACATCAACCAGTTGTTTTCCCGTCTTAGCAAAATCAAATGGATGTGCCATATGTCCACCTGCGCCGCCGCAAGTTAATAGTTTTTTATTTTCAAATAAAGAAACTAAAAGTTTAGATATTTTTATCATAATTTTTGGTAAATATATTATTTAATTTAATCAAATTATTTTAAGAATGTTTTATCAAATACTGGAATTGCTTTCTTGTATGATTTTTGAGTTTCATCCAATGAATTGTCAGTAAATTGCCAATTCCAAAATAATTGGTCAGGCGTTTTAAATCCAAAAAATTCCAGAACATTTTTTTGAATTTCTGTTACATCTTTACCATTCCAATTTTGTCCTACAGCAATAAATCCGGCGTCAATATCTTTTACAATATTTTTTTCTCCTAGAGTTGAATGTCTATTTTCAATCCAAGTTAGTCTTTCTATAAGTTTTTGATAATAACTATTAGCTTGACCCCATCTTATACTAGCAAAAAATACTACACAATCGCTTTCAAATAATTCTTTACTAATTTTCCATAATTCATCACTTTTATCATTATAACTTGCCCAACAACGATGATATCCACTCGGGTTTTGATCTTTATTTTTTAATAAAGCGCCAACGGTTCCGCAATGATTGTAACCGTATTCTTTATTACTACTTACATTACCTTCACATGGAACAATACTTAGTTTTGTAGTATCAATTAGTGTTACTTTTTCTTTACCGAGTAGTTCTTGAATTTTAATAGCTAATTGACTACTTTTAGGTACATCGTCTTTGTGTTGAGTCCATCTATTACTTGTAGTAAGCAATAATACTTTATTTTTATTACGAAGATAATCTATAGTTTTTTTGTATTTACGTGCATAATAATCTAAATCTTGCTCACTTTGAGGAAGTTTAACTTCTAATAATAAATCTGATAGACTAAGCATTATATATAAATATAGATTATTTCATAATCCATTCAAATTTCCTATGTCCACAATCCCAAATTCTATCGTAATCATTGAGTTGCATATTTTGCCATTCACTTAAATTAGTATCAAATTTTTCAAGTTTTTTATTTAATTTGTGTTTTTGAAAATGCGTTCTTTCAATTGGAACGCCTTTATTTTTATGAAAATAATGATATCCAGGAATTGTATTATCTACAAATGACATGCCGATTTGTTTATATAAATTACCTGTAAATAATCGTCTATCACTATATGTTACTATAGAATTTACATTATAATTTTTTATAAAATGTTTGAATAGTTTGGAAGCTCCTCCAATTACATTGGTATTTAATAAATTACAATATCTAGATAATTCATATTGATATTTTTTATCATATCTAGATTTAACAAATGTCATCAAACAAACTAAATCTGTTTCGTAATATAATCCTAATTTTATAGAAGATGTATCATCACCTTGTATATGATTATCAATGAAAAATTTTGATTTGTCGTTGTTATTTACTTGTTTAATAATACATTTTCTAGCATATATTTTTTTAGATTTACCGATTTTGTTTAATAAAATACTTTTTATTATATCTTGTCTACATCTCCATTCCCAATCCCATATATGCATTAAATTTACATTTTTATCCAATGACAATTTAGTTTTGTTTAAATGATAGTGTTTATCTTTACCACCTACAAGTTCGCTGTGCCAATATATACCATCACATTCTATACCTAAATTTAATTGAGGTATTAAAATATCTATTTCTTGTTTGTTTAGAATATTCCGATCATTTTCTATAATTTCACCATCGTATATTGTTTTTATATACGATAGAATTTCTTTTTCATCGTTTGAAATGTTAGTCGTTATTGGATTACAAATTCTACATACAGGTGAACTACCGTTACACATATCATCTGTAAAAACATTAGAACATTTTAAACATTCAAATTGATATTTCTTATATTCATTTACACCAACATATTCTTCTTCTGAAAATAGGAATTTCACAACAGATGAGAATTTTTTTTCTAATCTTTTAAATGCTTTTTTTAATAAAATCTTTGAATATGAACCATATTTTTCTATAGTTGTTTTACGAGTTTTATCTGTAAAATTACAAGTGCCATATTTTTTAATTTTTGTTTCATTCGCCTTTTTACTAAAATCTAGAGTCCCATATTTATTTAATTTTGTTTGTTTTGACTTGTCATTTACATTTAAAGTACCATACTTTTTTAATTTAGTCTGTTTAGCTTTATCACTAAAATCTAAAGTACCATATTTTTTTAATTTAGTCTGTTTAGCAATCTTGTTGTTATTAAAATATTCATGTCCATATTTTTCCAATCTTGTTTTTTTGGATTTTTCTTGAATTTCTTTTAATGAAAAAATGTTCTCTACACCATATTTTTCTAAATTATTTTGAACTAATGTATTCATTCGTTTATCATTTCTTTCATTTGACTTAATGTAGAGCGTTTCACATTCCACAGAACATAATTTATGTCTATTCGAACTTTTAGACACTATAAATTTTTCATTACAAAATACACATTTTCTTTCTTCTAAATTTATTTTTTTCTGATATAAATTATGACATGTGTTATTACAAAATATTTTATTTTTAATAACAGAATGTTTCCCCAATATTTTATTACAAAATTTACAAGATACATCAACGGAATTATTGTAGGTACTATCACAAATTTTATCACAAAAGAGATTAGTAGCATTATTACTTAATCGTTTTTTACATTGAACACATCTTTTATAAGGCATATATTAATATAGAGTTAGTATGATATTTAATAAATATTAAGTTTTAAGTTGAAAAATTAAAAATAAAAAACCTCGCTTATTTCTAAGCGAGGTTTTGTAAGTTATTGATTATCAAACATTAAACGATGCGCCTGTAGGAAGTATGTTGAAATCAAGTATGATGAATTCAGCAGTACGAGTTGGTTGGATATAGATTTGACCATAAAGAATGTTTCTATCTATCAAATCCGGCGTATTATTGGTTTCATCCATCTTAACTTGGAATGCGTAGATACCATTTCTTTGTTGTACAGATTCCAAATATGGATTTACAATACTCAAGAAACGATTTCTTGTAGCAGCTACGTTTTGTTCGAATACCAAGTAGTTGCTTGAACTTGCGACAAACTTCTTCAAGTTGATCAACAAACGGCGAACATTGATACGATCCAAAGCACTTGGAGCAATTTGAAGAGTCTTTTGACCCCAAACACAGATACCTTGACCAGGGAATGCTGCGATAGGATTTACACGACCTTCATAGAGTGTGTCACGTTCACTATGAGTCACTCTATCAAGTACTTGTACAGCTTGTGTAATTCCACCACGATTCAAACCTGCTGGAGCGTACCATTCAGCAGCAGCATTATCGTTAGCAGCATAAATTGCCGGTAATACTACACTTGGTGGTACACTGATGATCTTGTTGGTATTTGTATCCAAGATCTTAATCCATGGATAATATGTAGCAACATAGTTACTATCAATTGTAGCTACCGTGTTGATTGCAGCATCAATCAATCCTACGGTTTGATTACCTGCTGGGAACACTACGTTATCCATGATGTAGAAACAGTCTTGACGTGTTTCACACATATTAATTACTAAATCGGTAACATAACTATGTTGTTCACGGAAAATACCAGGCAATACTATCAAGTTGATATCAAATTCATCTGCATTACCAAGAGCAGCAATAGCTTGTTTGTAACCAATACTACCTGGACTGTTGATGTTTGTACAATCTAAACCTTGTGTATTACCTGCGGTAATATTACTTCCAACATTTATAGGAATTGCTGGCCATTGACCATCAAATCCACATTGGAATCCAACAATGAACTTACGAAGTTTTACATAGGTACTTTCATTTACAGCATCATATGTACTTGGAATACTACCACTCAAACTTGGAGCTAGTAATGAACCAGTACTTGCTGAAACACCTTGACCATAATACTTGGCGGTGGATGTACCATATACCTTATCTTCAAGATCAAAATCAATATTCAAACCGTTACTATCGGTACTACCGTAATATGGAAGTGGTTTGAAATATTGTTTGGTATCATTTTCTACACCCACACCGAATGAAGATGTTGGGTACAAATATTTAATTTCGTCACTAGATTCTGGTACTTCACCGAATACTGTACCTGAAGCGTATTTACCAGGAGCCAATCCGTATATACTTGCTTTACTGTATTTTACAGCAGGTAGATAAATGTTTGCTGTACTATCAATTGGTGTAAAATATGATTCAAATCCGTATGGTATACATACTTGAGGATAAGCAATATCACTCATTTCAATTCTGATATACTTACTCAAATTATTATATGTACCGAATTCTATAATCTTACCAGCATAAGTAATATAAGCATACTTATCACCAATTTTACGTGCCACGAAGTTAGCACTGTCTGGATCCAAATTACAATTTTGGAAGATTTCAAGATACTTTGGTCTCTTATCAGTATCACTATAAGCACGTACTGATAATGTAAATGTACCCCAATCACTACCAGGTACTGTACCGGAGAGCTTTACATTACTGATTTCAATTTTATACTTTTTATTACTCAATGTACCATCACTAAGTGTGTGTACCTTAAATAATTTATACTTAGTTGGTTTAGCAGCTTCATCTGCACTTCCTTTAAATGGTGCAATTTTTTGACTGTAGATCCAAGGTGTTTTAGCATTTGTAATACTAAATTGACTATCACCTGCATTCAAATTTGTACTATATTGATCCACAAACTTTAGTGGTTCTCCGACTATAGAACTACCGGACAATGTATTTGTACCTGCATATAGTCTCCATCCCATAGTACCAGTTTTTTCTGCTACAAACTTCTTAATACTATCTTCAAATAATAAGTAATTATAAGCAGCTTCTACTTTTTGACCGGCAATTTGTTTAGCCGGATTACCAACGGTTGGATCTACTCCGAATACATCCTTGATGTAGTTATTATCATTCTCATTCAAACTGAAATCGTAATATCCATATGTCCCACTAGAAGTAGAACCGTCTGGATTAACAAAATTATATTTTAGAGCTAAATTATAAAGATTTTCATTTGGATTAATGAGATTTTTATATGGGAACAAACTACTTGTTAATTGTGCAACAGTTGATGTGTTAAATCCATATACTTCAAAATCATTGCTGAATTGAGTAGAAGCGTTTTGTGTATTATTTAATACAGC